GCGTGGCGGTGGTTTAACGGCTAAGGGTAGGGCAAAGTATAATAAGGCCACAGGAAGCAATCTCAAGGCTCCTGCGCCTAGCCCAAAGACGAAGAAAGAGAAAGCCCGTAAAAAGTCATTCTGCGCCAGATCACAGGGCTGGACGGGTGAACGGGGCAAAGCTGCGCGTAAAAGGTGGAAGTGTTAAATGCCAACATTAATGGAAATCATGCAGGATGAAGAGCTTGGTGCAGCAGCAAGGGCTGAAGCTGATGCAATCTTTGGCGATGTCGTAAATGTATATCAAACTCAGCAAGCGCCTATCGTCACAGATTTTGTGCAAGATGATCTAGGTAATTATCAGCGCCGCGATGTTCATGGTGAAGGTGAATATAGATTTAGCCCAGTACAGTTAGAACGGGCTATGCGGGCCAAAACGGGCCAATCATCTATCAGAGAAAACATCTTTGATTATTTGCTAAAAACAACTGGCAATCCTTCATACGCAACTACTGGCGCTGTAGGCGCAGATTTCGCGCCCGTACTTGGTACGGCGATAGGGTTAGAAGATGCTTATTATAGTGGCGCAGACATCCCAGAAGATTTGCGTGAGGGTAATTACATAGGTGCAGCTAACAAGGGCGGTCAGGTTGCGCTTGAGCTTGGAACAGCGTTGCTTGGCGCTATTCCTGCTGGAAGAGCTTTAGGTGGTTTGATTGATACCGTAGCGCCTACTGCTAGAGCGGATATTGCCGGTTTGGGTCGTGGTATTATGCAAGCAGATCCATCTATGGTTGGTGAGGTATTTCAGAGGGGTGGAACTCCACAATCTCTTAGCTCTGCAAATGTAGAAATAATCCCAAGTGTTTTAGGGCGGCAAGATGTTAAAATGTATAGCCCATCATTGCGGGCTGCTGAAGGATTAAAGCAAGAAAAAGGCACTTACGAACAATTGCGTAAGATGATGCTGAACGAAGGCGCAAAGGCTGATGAGCTTAATTGGTCTGGAGCAGACGCAGAGTTTGGCGGCAAGAAGGTTACTAAGCAAGCGCTGGTTGATTACTTATCTGAAAACACTGACATGATTGAAGAGGGCTTATTAGAAAGCTCTGGCAAGCTTGGCGGTGAGGCAAAATCAGCAGATGAAATGGTTAATGAATATGTAGAAAACGCATTAGATAACGAAATTGAATATTACCGCACTGACTACGCGCCAGACATGGCTAGAGATAGTGGGTATTATTCTACAATAGATGATCTTGATGCAGAGGAAATTGAAGAAGCTGCTGCTGCTTTGGGTTATAAAAGCTCAGATGAATTTATAGAAAAATCTTATCGTGATTGGGTATATGTAAGAAATGAAAACGGACAGTGGAAACAATTTGCAGATGATGAAGAAATTGGTTTAGATTATTTTGGTGAAGATGCAATACGCGATATGGCGGAAGAAAATCTTAGAGATAACGCGCAATACGAAGCCGATAGAGATCCAGCGGGTTTCTTTAGCGAATATTTAGGCGGCGATCAGGACGATTATTATAATCAGGAATTCAGTGAGGGCGATACAGAATATTCTAATTACTTCACTGAAGGCGCAGAGGATTATAACGAAAAGCTATATCAATTTGTAGATCCGACAGGAAAAATAGACCAAAGCGCGTTGGCAAGGGGTAGCCATTTTGATGACAATTATCGGCAAGGGTTAATAGCCCACGCAAGAACAGGAAGGTTTCCCTCAACAACTGGCGATGATGTGCGGTTGGTTGGTGAAATACAATCTGACGTTGCTCAAGAGGCAAGAAAAGCTGGTTCTAATTTTCAGACTAGAGAAGAAATGATCGCTGGCAGTGAATTAGAAAGAAAGATTTTTGACGCAAACACAGATTACAATCGTGTCAGAAATGACCTTGTAGACCAGTTTAGTCAAATGACCGATACGGAAAGAGCAAAAATAAATGCAACTATTGCGGAGGCAAATTTTAGAAACTTGCGTGAGAACGCTGAATTTAAACTGTTTGCACCAAATGAAACTACTATAACTCAACTTGAGGATCAAAGTTTCACGGTACTTCCAAAAAGAAAACTCCCAGAAAGCATTAAAGATTGGGGTGACGCTGAAGTAACTGCTTTTAAAGATTATGTGCGCGGGCATTCAGAATACCCAGAGCCTACGAAAATACGCGATAATCCCACATCTTACAGATATAATTTAGACAGGGTGATGCAGCTAATAAATAAAGGCACAATTAACCCGAATGTTCCAAAACTGCATGAAATGGCATCAAATTTTAAAACAATAGAAACAACAAGAAATGAAGCAATTCAAAATTTGCAACCATTGCAGAATATTTCTCGCCGCGAGCCAGATGGTGTTGAAACTGTAGAAAGCGCAAATCTTACTGAGGGCGCACCCTTTGTAGATAGCACAAACAAATGGGTAGACATGGCGCTGCGCCGTAATCTATTTGATGCTATCAGAGAGGGATCTGATGTCATGGCCGTTCCTAATTCAGATATGGTTAGAGCTATGACATATGGAACAGAAAAAGGGCAGGGCGAGTTTTATGACCGGATTGTTCCTAAGAGGTTTCAAGACGTTGTTCGAAGAATAGATAAGAATGCAAGGCTTGAGCCTATGCAGATAGACACGCCAGACGGAAATAAGTCTGTTGCCGGTTTGCGATTAAGTGATGAGTTTATAGCAAATGTTGCTAAAAAGGGCATACCAACATTTCTTGCGGCTGGGGCTGTTCCAATGACAGGCTTTATGGATTACTTGCAGGGCCAAAAACAGGAAGAGCAAAGACAAATGAACAACTTGCTTGGATACGGGGGCTTTATGTAATGCCAATAGAAAACTACACAGAACTAAAATCCAGCATAGCTGATTTTCTCAACAGGGATGATTTAACGTCAACAATCCCTAGTTTCATTGCTTTGGCTGAAGCTAACTTTAACCGCAAAATCAGACATTGGCGGCAAGAGAAAAGGTCAACCGCCATTGTAAGCGCACAATACACTTCTTTTCCTTCTGACTTTATGGAGCCAATCAGGTTCAGCCTTACAAGCGACAACACGCGGCGGCTTGAAATGGTGGGTCAAGGAACCATGATGGAGATGCGCGAAAACAATAAAGATACATCGGGCATACCTCAGTTCTTTGCTATTACTGATGGATCGTTAGAGTTGTTCCCTACCCCAGCTTCAGATCATACTATTGAGATGGTTTATTATGGTAAGCCAGCAGCACTGAGCGATAGTAACGCGACGAATTGGTTGCTGACTTACTACCCTGACGCGTACCTTTACGGATCTCTTATGCATAGTGCGCCTTACTTGGCAGACGATGGCCGCACTCAGATATGGGCGGCATTGCTGCAAAGTGCAATTGATGGTATAAATCAGGACAGCGAAGAGGCAAAATTCAACAGCGCGGGGCAGCGCATTAAGATCAGGAGTTACTAATGGCGACTTTAAATGATCGGGTTTTAGACAACGGTCTAACCGTTCTGGACACGGAGGCCAGCCGCGTTGATATTTGCTCGCAGGAGCCAACATCATATGCGGAAGCGACAAGCACATATACGCTTGGAAACGAAACCAGCATAAGCATATCTGCTCCCGCTGATGCCTCGCCAAACGGGCGAAAGGTTACGCTGGCGGCTGTAAGCGGCGCGTCTGTAACCGGCACCGGCACGGCTACCCACTATGCCATATCCGACACCAGTAACAGCCGCTTGCTGGCGACTGGCTCGCTGTCGGCTTCTCAAGTGGTTACATCTGGCAACACATTCTCGTTGACGGCATCTGACATCCGCATCCCAGATCCAGCGTAAGGTATAGACATGGTTGTGCTGACAAACAGAGCTAAGGTGGCAACCAGTACAACTGGCACTGGCACCATTACCCTTGGCGCAGCAGAGGATGGCTACCAGACATTTGCCGCGTCTGGCGTGTCAGATGGTGACGTTGTTCGCTATGTTCTTGAGGATGGCAATAACTGGGAAATCGGCACGGGCGTATATACGGCTTCTGGCACAACCTTAACCCGCAATGTGATTGAGAGCAGCAACAGCGATGCCGCGATTAACCTTACCGGCGATGGGATCGTGTTTATCGGGTTTACCGTTGAGGACGCTGACAACCTTTTTGATCTCAATATTGCGCTAGGATAGAAAATGGCAAACACGTTTAAAAATTACACCTCTGCTTCTGTCGGAACGGGGGCGACAACCGTATATACAGTTGCCGCGTCAACCACATCAATTATGATGGGCTGCAACCTAGCAAACCGCACAGGAAGCCAGATCGCTGTAGATGTGCAGGTAGCTGGGGTCTACTTGGTCAAGGGCGCTCCGATCCCCGCCAACTCAGCGCTGTCTGTCTTGGATGGCAAGGTAATCCTAGAAACCACAGACACAGTGGTTGTCACCTCAGATACAGCCAGTTCAGCGGATGTCATCTTGAGCGTACTGGAGCAAACATAAGATGGCGGGTTACATTGGAACCAAGGCGGTAAACCTTAGCACAACCGGCGCTGATATTGCTGGTGATGCTGATGTCAGTGGAGCGCTAGATGTAGGCGGGGCGTTTACCTCGCAAGGCATTGATGACAACGCTAATGCCATAGCTATAACCATAGATAGCTCGGAAAATGTTGGGATTGGTACAAGTTTGCCTAGTGACGTTTTACATGTCGTGACGCCGACTTTTGGAGGCATGACGCTTGAATGTACAGGCGCAACGGCTGATCCAACGTTTAAGTTTTTAGGTGACAGTGGCAATTACTGGTCACTACAGCAAGACGCAAGTCAGGGTGACAGCTTTCAGTTTCGTTATAATAACTCGGAGAAGGTTCGCATCGACTCCGCTGGCCGTGTCACAATGCCGTATCAGCCATACTTTAATGTCACTACAACTGGATCATCCTATACTTTGGGTAATAACGACACTTTAGTTTTTAATAGGGTGGTGTCTAATGTTGGTAGCCATTATAGCAGTTCGACAGGAAGATTTACTGCTCCAATAGCGGGTAAGTATCTATTTATATTCCAAACCATTGTTCAAGGAAACTACAACAATGCGTCAATACGGTATTATAAAAACGGTTCTCGTTTTTACGGATCAGATATGCACTTTTCTCCTTATTTATCTGCTAGTAATTACTGGGATGGCGTTCACAACAATCAAATTGTGGCGATGAACGCTAATGATTACCTCGAAATAGTGAATGTAGGTCCAAACGTCACATATCACGGGGATCATTGGTCGCACTTTACAGGAATGTTACTAGGCTAGGAGGCAACAATGCCAGATATAACAATAACACTGACAGACACTCAGCTTAAAGGCTTAGAGTACGCTGCATTATCACCACAAGACTGGGCTGAAAACGCAGTCACTGAACGTGCGAGAATTGCCAACGATGAAATCATTCAAATGTACACCAACCGTGCATTAGATGAAGGCGTACAAAT